CACAAATAAGCGTTTTGCGGTGCACAAATAGATTTGTTGTCGGTGCACAAATAAGCGTTTTGCGGTGCACAAATAGATTTGTTGTCGGTGCACAAATAAGCGTTTTGCGGTGCACAAATAGATTTGTTGTCGGTGCACAAATAAGCGTTTTGCGGTGCACAAATAGATTTGTTGTCGGTGCACAAATAAGAGGTGTAGACTGTTGCTTTGTTTGTTATTCCGTTGCCTTTTGTGATAATACCAAAGTAACCTTTTTTCACCAAAGACGCTACCATAACAGATGCCGTGTTTCTGTGTATCTTCAACCAATTTGTTAAAGAGTTTATCGGCATTGTGAATTCTCCGTTTACATTGCTTGCGTCATTGGCAAAATAATACATCAATGCGCATACACATTGCTCTGTTTTGCTTGAAAATTCCAAACCATCGGGAAGCATTCCGATTAACGTTTTGAGTTCATCATCGACTTTAATTTTCTTCATTGTTAATAAAAAACCCCGACAAAGGGCGGTAGTGCAACACCCAATGCCAGGATTTATAATATCTTATTTTCTAACCATTTTTACCAACTTCGGCACTACTCTCAGTTGAATGGTTGCTTAATCTCTTTGTTTCATTCCAAGTATACAAAAGTTTTTTAAATCGAAACTTTCATATCCTCGTTCATATATAAATACTTGCTCATTCAAAAAAAGTTAACATATTCGGGTGTTTTTTTCACTAAGCAGTTGCCAGCGTTAAAAACACTCTCAACCATCTATTTATATATAAAATCTAATCTATATTATGATTGAAAAAATTATATTGAAGAAGTCCAGCGTCTTGGATAAGATGCCAACCACAGAGCAATTGGAATATGGTGAAATTGCTTTGAATTTCAACACAATGAATCCGTTTATCTCGTTCAAGGACACGGAGGATGGAATACGGCAAATAAAAGACTATTCAAATGAAATTCAGAATATCAACGGGTCTCTTACTGATGCTAAAAATGAAATCAATTACCTCCGTCCATTGGTTACGGATAACCACACAAATTTGATGTTTTTGCGTGGTGATTTCGAGGATTTCAAAACCGATAACACAAATGAAATCAATGCGTTACGCACTGATATTGACAAAGACACAGATGCAATTGCCACCAAGGCGGACAAAACAGAACTCGACACTATCAACGCTAATGTTGACCAAAAAGTCAGCAAGACAGATATTGTACAGAACACAGGACAGTCGACAACATCGGTGATGAGTCAAAAGGCGGTTAGCGATGCTTTGAGCACAAAGGTCGGAAAAACCGATATTACACAGTCAACTGGCACCAGTGAAACGGCGGTGATGAGTCAAAATGCGGTGAGCGATGCTTTGAGCACCAAGGCGGACAAGACCGAACTTGGCAGTTACGCCACCAAAGAGAATACTGATACTAAGGTCGCAAAAACTGACATTGTGCAAAGTGTTGGAAATGCTACGGATAAGATTATGAGTCAAAAAGCGAGTACAGATTCTTTTATCGCCAACACTCCGAGCGGCGACCCTATGCACAATATGTATGTGGCGATGGGTGCAGTGTGGAATGGTGACACAGGATTTTGGGAGATGAATGGACTTAATGATTTAACCAACGAGGATATGCTGTGGATATATAAAATGTCGTACGTGCAACCTTTGCAAGTAGACAGGGTAGAGTTTGCTCCGTTTTCTTATCAATATAATTCGACAAACAAAGCAAGGACTACAAGTACTAAATATTACGGGGTTGGTGGTGGTGTTGAACTTATAATGCCTACCTTTACGTGGAATTGTTGCATTGAAATTATACATTTCAATTATAGGAATGACCCATATTTAAATTTCGGGAATTCAGTTTCCCTTGCGTATTGCCAAAACCTCAAGGAAATTCGAGACACTGTCATTATAGATAACAGTTATGCAAATATGTCACAAGACTACAAGTTGGTGGAGGTGCGTTTTATACTGAAAAGCAATATAAAATTTGGCGATAGTCCTAAACTGTCTATCGCATCCGTCAAATATATGATAGAAAACGCATCAAGTAGTGCCATCACCATCACCCTCCATCCAACTGCATACGATAGGGCGATTGCTGATACTGGTGTGCAGGAGGCACTTGCAAATAAAACAAATGTATCATTGGCAAAAGCAGAATAATATATGGAACTGATTGCAAAAGAAAACAAGGCACTTAAACAAGTGAGCGAGAGTGGCGATGTTGTGTACGCATTGCGTGTGAGCACCTACAACCCCGAAAGTTGGGAGGAAGTGGATATTGCCGAGTACAACGAGTGGAGACGCAAGCAAGAGGAGGAAGAGCGTAAACTTGCCGAGCAGTATGGCATTCCTTACGGAGAGGAGGTTGGCGATGTTACGGAATAGCGATGCAGTGCATGTCAACTTTTTTATTTTGAAGAACTATTTATATACGCAATAGTATTTTTTAGCACTATAAGGTGGTGTTAAAAACAGTTTTTGAACTTGGGTGCGCCGCTACTTTCAGTTGTAGTGGTGCATTTCTTTTCATGAGAATTCAAAGTTAAAAATACTACCAAACACTATCACTTTTTTATTTTGATGAACTATTTATAAGTAAAGGATAAAAAAATATTTTGTATTCTTGGAATAGTAAAATAATCAATAATTAATCAAAAGAATATGGCACAAAACAAAAGAACAAAAGAGGAATATGCAAAAATTGCAGAGGAAATTCGCGAGGAATACGCAAAGGTGAAGTCACTTGAAATCTACGCTTATGATGACGGTATCCATTTCTGTTGTGAACCATGGGGGCAAAAAATCCAATACGATACCGCTGGCAAATTAATGGGAATGGCAAAGGTAAACACCTACAAAAGCAAATTGGCACGCAAGTTGAATAAGTGGTGCGCTAACGCTATTTTCAAGAGCATCGAGAAATACAACTTAGAATGTGATGAGGCACATATTTGCGTATAACAATTGCAAAGCAAATAACATACAACAACGCTAAAAAAATAAGTCAATAGACTATTTATGTATAAACAACACAGACAATGAACAACACAGACAATAACATCAATGAGGAAAAGTGGAAGAGAGTAGTAGATTTCCCGACTTATGAAATTTCAAATTTGGGTCGGGTTCGGAATTCATCGGGAAAAATCCTCAAACCACAAAAAAACACGAGAAACGGATATTACCAAATAATGCTGCACAACGGCATCGATTGCAAGAAAATTAAATTACATTATCTTCACCGCCTCGTGGCAACCTATTTCCTCCCACCACCAAGCGAGGGGCAGACGCAAATAAACCATAAGGATAGCGACAGAGCAAACAACACCGCCAGCAATCTGCAATGGAAATACGCATCAGACAAAGCAAATGAGAGTGCTGGAATTGAGGTTAAAAGGAAAGCGAGAGTTTACAAACAATCGCCAACTACAAAGTATTACCAAATCATCAGACAATTAACCTCAACTGGTTTTTGCGTAGCATCTTATCTTGGATATAACAAACTCAAAGCAAATGGGTATAACCCAATATCCGTAAAAAACGCATCAAAGGGAAAGCACAACCTCAAAGGCAAAGAGCACAGAAAATATAAGGGTTATTACTGGCAAATCATCAACATTCAAAACTCGGATTTAACATGGAAAACTATAGAGAAAATATCATAAACTATCTCAAAGCAAAGCACGGCAAGGTTGAAGAAAACTGGATGGAATTAATCGACATCTTGTGTAATGAGGTGGCACTCTACCACCAAGCGCAAGAGCAGATAAAAACAAACGGCATTGTAATTGTAAACCAGCGTGGAATTGTCGCAAATCCAGCAGTTAGAATCGGGGAAAACGCCGTTGTTCAAATTCATAAGTTGGTTGACGCTTTAGGTTTAACCCCAAAGTCAGCAGACAAAATCAAGAAGAATTCAGAGGAAGAAGACAAGGATTTTTTAAGTGGTCTGCTCAATGGATAACACTAATACCATAAACGCTAAGGATATTACCCTTTACCCTTTTCAAGTGGTTGAGGGTAAAATCATAGCGTGTAAACTGGTGGTGTTAAGTTGTCAACGCTTTATCGATTTCCTCAACAATGATGCAGTAGTCTTTGACAAAAACGCTGTTGAGAGGGTGATAAAATTCATAGGAAAGTTAAAGCACAGCACAGGGGCGTTTGCTGGTCAAAATTTCAATCTTGAAAACTGGCAACGCTTTGTGGTCGCCTACATATATGGGTTAAAATGGAAACACAATAATAGACGCATAACGCGCACGTTCATTTTAAGCGTTGGGCGCAAAAACGGCAAATCATCTCTGTTATCAGCAATGGCACTTTATGCAATGTTAGAGGAAAGTGGCGCAAGCGTTGTAAGTGCTGCCAACTCCGCCAATCAGGCAAAAATTCTCTTTCAGATGTGTTCACAATATTTGAAGTCAATTGACCCAAAATCCAAATTCTTTGCAAGGTATCGGGATAGGATAATTTTCGAGAAAACAAACAGCGAGATAAAAGTGGTTTCAGCAGATGCCAGCAGACTTGATGGTTTAAATCTCAATTTCTTTGTAGAAGATGAGACCGCCTCGGCAGTCGATAGCAGTGTGTGGGACGTGTTGGAATCAAGTCAAGGGTCGAGGTCGCAACCCATCGCATGTTCTTGCTCAACTCGTGGTTTTCAGTTAAGCGGTTTTTACAAGTCATTAGAGGATAGTGCTATCGAGGTTTTACAAGGCACAAAACAAGATGATTCACTTTTTCCGCTCATCTACACCCTCGACAATGAAGATAACTGGAAAGATGAGAGCGTATGGATTAAGGCAAACCCAAACCTCGGTGTAAGCATATCAACAGAGTATTTACGCCAGCAGATAACAAAGGCGGTCAACAACCCAACCCAAGAGTTATCAATCAAAACAAAACTGCTCAATATGTGGGTATCATCTGCTGAAAATTGGATTCCGCTGGACTACATTTATAACGCATCAAACCACATCAACCTTGAGGATTTCAGAAATCAATATTGTTATTTAAGTTTTGATTTGGCCAGCACCACCGACCTCACCTGCGTAAGTGTTATGGTTGAAAGCAACTCAAAATACTACATGAAAAACTGGTATTTCTTCCCTTCTGACCAACTCGAAAATAACATCAACGCAGAGCGTTATAAGCGTTGGGCAAATCAAGGTTATTTGACGCTCACAAATGGCAATGTAACAGACTATGATTTGGTTATGAATAAGATAATGGAGATACAAAACATTTGCCCGATACTTTTAATCAGTTATGACCAATGGAACGCGACCGACCTCGCTATCAGATTAACAGAGCAAAACCTACCACTTCAACCATATAGTCAGAGTATGCAAAGTATGAATTTGCCAACAAAGACATTGGAACGCTGGATATTGCAGGGCGTGGTTATCATCGACAAAAACCCAATCACTTTATGGTGTTATGAAAATGCTCGTGTAAAATCAGACTGGAACGAGAATATAAGAATAGTAAAGAACTCCCAATCGCAAAAGATAGACGGTGTTATCGCAATGGTTATGAATGTTGGCGGATATTTGAACAACGGCAACTATGACATGAGCATAAGCGGAATTGCATACTAAAATTACATCACTTCAAGTATTTATAATAGAGATAGGAAAAATTAGGAATGGGATTATTTTGGAATAGGAAAAAGGAACAAAGAGGGTTAAACTACATCAACCCGATAGCACTAAACAGTAGCGTTTTGCCATTTTCAACTTCATATTCAAACATGAATGTGGCCAGCGCGTACAGATGCACGGAGTTGATTTCGGACAGCATCGCGACACTACCAATCTACATCAAGCGCAAAGAGAGCAACGGCAACACCAATGTTGTCAAGAATCACCCACTTACAGCACTTTTCAGCAATGGTAATATGACTATATCGCCATACAACTTTATCAAGTTATTAGTGCAAAGCGTCATTTTGCGTGGCAATGGATTCGCGATAATTCACAGAGATACAAAGGGAGTGCCACAACGCTTGCAGTACATAGAGAGCAATCGTGTAACCATTGACTATCAAGAGTTTAGCGATACGCTTACATATAAGATAACTGGCGCAAAGAAGTCAATCTACTACCCAAATGAGATTTTGCACTTTGTCAAAAACTCCTACGATGGCGTTCACGGCATAAGTCTTGTGAAATTTGCTGAAAAGGCACTTTCATTGGCGCAAGCGACAGAGCAGTCGGCATCAAGTTATTTTGAAAATGGCGGTCAACTTTCGGGCATAATCTCGGCAAACACACCCTTAAACTCACAACAAAGAGATGAGATATTAACCACTTGGAATTCCACATATAACAATGGTAGAGGTGTTTGCGTACTGCCTGGCAACTTGAATTATCAATCTATATCAATGAATGCCGAGGAATCTCAAATGCTGGAATCTCGCAAGTACAACGCAGAAGATATTTGTAGATTTTTCGGGGTGAATCCATCATTGCTCGGAATGGAGGGGTATCAGCAAAACAACATCGAGGAAATCACAATGCAATTCATTCAGTACACTTTACTCCCTTATGTCTCAATGTTTGAGGCCGAGTTCAAAAAGAAACTGATTTCAAGCGCAGAAACAAACCTCAAAATAATTTTTGATACAAATGCGCTTTTAAGGGGTACAAAGACAACACAATCAACCTATTACAGCACTCTTATTCAATGCGGTGTGCTGAGCATCAATGAAGTTCGCAAGGATTTGGGATATAATTCTGTTGAGGGTGGAGATAGGAACATCGTGGCGTATAGCGATATAAACCAAAACGCTATCAATCAGCAGAATAACGCCACAAAAGAGGATAACAACCAAGAAACAAACAACAAGTAATGGAAAAAGAGATAAGAAACATACAGAGCGAGTTAAGAAATCTGCAAGGTCGCCACATAGAGGGGTATGCCGTGCGCTTTAATACTCAATCGGAGGATATGGGGTTTTTCGAGACTATCGCACCCGATGCAATCACAGAAGACACCATCAAGAATTCAGATGTATTTGCCTTGCTCAATCATGAGAGCGATAAGGTGCTGGCCAGAAGCAAAAATGGCGTGGGCAACTTGAAATTGACCGTTGACAAAAATGGCGTTAAATACTCATTCGATGCGTTGAATTCTCCGCTCGGTGATGAGGTTTTGGAGTACATAAGAAGTGGCATTATCACCTCATCTTCATTTGCTTTTAGCATCGCACCCGATGGCGACAAATGGGAAAGGCGTGGTGGCAAAGACTATAGAACTATAACCAAAATTGCCAAGTTATATGATGTATCGCCAGTTTACTGCCCTGCGTACTCCGCCACATCTTGCTCATGCAGAAGTTATGAGAATTTCAAGCGTGAAAAGAAGTTGATGAAACAACTCGAACTATACATAAAATTAGGTTGATTAAACTATTTATAGATACATGGAGAAAAATAAAGAATATTACAAAAAACTCTTGGAAGATGCCATCGACAATGACACTCTACTCTCCGATGAGTTAATTGAAGAAATCGAGGACTTTTTGGAAAAAGAGAAACAGCGTGATTTGTTGAAAGACCTCAAAGATAAAGAGGTTGATGAACCAAAGGACACCACCGAGGTTGATGAACCAAAGGAGGATAACACCGAGGGTGAAGAACCACAAGAAGAAACCACCCAAGAGGAAGAACCACAAGAGGAAACCACCCAAGATGATAACACCGAGGGTGAAGATGATAAAGACAAAAAAGATAAAAGAACAAGTAATATTAATATTATGAACAAAGAATTCAGACTGATTTCGGCAATTAACGCAATTGCCAACAACCGCAACCTTTCAGAAGTTGATAACGCAGTTGTTAAAGATGGTGCAACTGCAATGAAAAATGCTGGCATATCAACAAGCGGACAAATCCAACTTTCACCCGAAAACCGCACACTTTCCGTGGCAACCGCAGACGGCGTAGTGGAAACATCGGTTGAAAATATTCTTGCTCCATTGCGTGATAATAGCGTGTTGATTTCAGCAGGTGCAAAATTCCTTACCAATCTCCAAGGCAACGTAAAACTCCCTGTGATGGGCAAGGGTAATGTAACATGGGAAGGTGAAACAGCAACTGCAAAGGACGCTGGCAACACCATTACTGCTAAAGAACTGAAACCGATGCGCCTCACGGCGTTCCTTGACTGCTCAAAAACTTTCTTAATCCAGGACAGCGCCGACGCTGAAGCAACGCTCCGTGCTGATATTGTCAACGCAATTAGTGAAAAACTGCAACAAACCATCCTCGGCACAGAAGCAGGCACTGAAACACAACCTGCTGGCATTTTCTCAATTGACGCATCAGCAGTTACCAGCGTAACCACTTTCAAGGATATTTGCGACCTCGAAGCAAAAGTCGATGACAGCAACGCAGGTGTTAACAGGTGCTATCTCGTGAGCAACAAGGCAAAAGCGGGGTTGCGCAATATGGCAAAATCTGCAAAGTCAACCGAGTTGGTGATGCAAAATGGCGAGATTGACGGCACAAAGGTTTACGCAACTTCCTCTATCGCAGACAAATACATCGCCTACGGTGATTTTAGCAACTTGGTAATCGGTCAGTGGGGAGGCATCGATATGCTGGTTGACAACATATCTTTGGCCAGAGAAAATTGTGTGCGCTTAGTGATAAACTGCTACTTCGGAGCAGTTGTTACACGTCCAGAAGCAATTGCAATCGCAAAACTCGCATAATAGCGTAATACTGCATTTCTCATATTAAAAATAAACCATATTTAACTAATTATCAATGACTTACCTAAACCTTGAACTCATTAAAAACCATCTGAATTTGCAAAATTTCAGCGATGATGATAAGTACCTCCAGCACCTCGGAAGTGCCGTGGAGTTTGTGGTTGAAAGAGATATTGATAAGAAGTTAAGCAAAATAGCGGAGGAGAATGGGGGTGAATTTCCACCCTCTCTCCTGCACGCTATGCTGCTTTTGCTCGGCACATATTACGCCAACAGGGAAAATGTATCATACGCAAGTTGTGTTGAAGTGCCTAAAACATACGCTTACATTTGCGACCTCTACAGATGCTACGGAAAGACTTCAACAGAGTTTAACACCTTTGAGGAAATTAAAAACAAGGTCGATGAGTTGCAAGAAATCACCAAAGAAACAAACACAATTGTAAAAGACATCAGCAAAAAAGTAGACAACAACAACGCTAATTTAGACGGTGTGAAATCACAAGTTGCTGAACTTGCAAAGCGTGATATTGTTGGCGGTGAGGGTATAGATGTGAAGCAAAAAGACACTCACACCAAGGAGGTGAATTTCAACATAACTGAAGTAAATTTGGGAGATTATTAATCATGAGGGCCGGACTACTTAACAAAATCATTTGGGTTAAAACCTGTGAAAATCGCACAACTCAATATGGCGATGTTGTGAAAGAGTGGCACTATTGGAATAAGTACCGTTGCAATTTCAAGTTGGATAACGGTGGCAGAGAGGTAGAAAATAGTGAAGATGTTGTGAACTACACCGCCACTATCACCCTCCGCTACAACGCTCAAATTTCAAGTGATATGTTGATAGAGTATGAGGGGAACAACTGGAGAATTCTCGCTATTTTCCCCGATGCGCAATTGCAACAAAAAGTGGTAAAAGTTGAACTCATCAATGAATAGTGTTGTAGTAGATAAGAGCGAGGTTGATAGACTGCTTGCAGAGTTAGACCTTTTTTCAAAACAGCAATGTTTATATAAAGCACTCATGAAAGTGGGTGATGAAATAGTGAAAATGGGTAGAAGTGCGTTAACCGCAACTGGCGCAAGAATCGACCACAAACAATTGAGCGGTATCAAAAAGCGTGGTGAGAATGTAACAAATTCAGTCTATGTAACTATCAATAAACACCCTTTAAACCACCTCTTCGAGGGCGGTACAAAACCAAGACAATACACTCAACGCCAAGGTATTACGTTGAAAAAACCTCACAGCACAGGCGCAATGAGGTCTTACAACTTTTTCGGCACGGCACTTGAGCAAAACGCCCAAAAAATCGAGGAATTAATTGAGCAGAATATAACCCAACAACTTAACGCACTTATAGACTAAAAATGGAAACAAGTTTAAACATCGGCAAAGTCATAAAGGAAATACTCTATCGAGATGAGGCACTTAACACTCTCGTAAAAGGTCAAGTCTTTCCATTGATTGCAGAGGAAAATACAACCTTTCCATTCATAGTTTACAGACGCAATTCCATCAGAAAAGCAAGCACCAAAGACTATGTGAATGATGAAATTGCCAGCGTTGATGTTGTTGTTGCGTGCGATAAGTATGCCCAAAGCGTTGAGATAGCAGAGCGAGTAAGGTTTGTTTTAGAGCACGGCGGATATGAGGGCGAGAATTTCAGCGTTGATAATATCACCCTCTCAAATGCCAGTGAGCAGTATATGCAAAACACTTACATTCAAACACTTACGTTTGAAATAGAAATCAATAATTTTTAAATAACATAATATATTATGAGCAAAATAAAAGGCGGACACATGCACTTGTTCCTCGACGGAAAGAGCATCGCATTTTCAACTACACACACCCTCTCAATTAGCGCAGAGGCGGTAGATGTATCAAATAAAGATGAGGGCGGTGGCGATTGGTCAAGTCAAGAGGTCGGCACTCTCTCATGGAGCGCAAGTTCTGAAAACCTCTATTCAATAGACACTCAGTCAAACGGCAAGGATTTCGCAGAGTTGTTTGATTTGATGGTTGCCAAAACACCGATAACTGCTGTCTTCTGCAAGAGAAATGAAGCGGACACAGTAACAGAAGTGCCAACCGCTGGATGGACTCCAGCAACTGGTGCAGGTTATGAGGGCAAGGTTATTATAACCTCTTTGGAATTGAACGCCCAAAACGGTGAATATGCTACATTTAGCGTTGATTTCCAAGGTGTTGGCGCACTAAAAAAAAAGACAGCATAACACCAATTTCACCAGACAAACAACCAGTTCAACCCGACTACAAAAGTAAGCAGACCACAGCATCAACTACTAAAGAGGGTTAAAACGCTGGATAGAACTTCATAACATAGGGGGGCAAAATCGCTCCCCTATAACTATTTATATATATAAGATAAAATAAACACAGACAATGAAAAAGGTAACAATCAACGGCACAGAGTACAACGTGAAATACACCATTAGGGCGTTGTTTTATTTCGAGAAAATCACAGGTAAGGCGTTTGAAATCAAAACATTACAAGATAATTACATCTTGTTTTATTGCATGATTCTCGCCAACAATCCCGACAACATTCTTGAATGGGAGGACTTCCTCGATGCAGTCGACAATGACCCCCACTTGATTGAGCAGTTAACACAAATTAATGATGACTACTTGAAAAAAGACACTATCCTCAACCCCACCGAGGAAAAGGATAGCAAGACAAAAAAGGGGTCAAAAAAAAAATAAGTGTTTCGGAGTTGTTCGCAATGCTTGTGTTGAGGTTCAAAATCCCCATCGGGTATGTGATGGACAAAATCGAGTGGTGTGAGATTGGAGCGTTGCTGAAATTTCAGCACTATGCAGTTATCGACGCATGGGAAATAGGACGTTTTCAATCTTATATTAACTTGAAATCGCAAACAAACTACAAGGGAGAAATCACAGACTTTTTGCCATTCTCGTGGGAAAAGGAAACACAAGAGCAAGAGGAAAACACAAGCATAACACAAGAGGAAATAACCAAGTTAACCGAGGAAGCAAAGGCACTACTAACAACATAAAATTAACATCATTCAATCAATGGCGGAAAAGATTTATAGTATCAGTTTAGAGGGTAAAGACAATTTAAGCAACACTCTCAAAAGCGTTAAAAACAACATCGAGGGAGTAAGCAAAAGCACCAGTCAACTCGACAGAATTTCAGAGCGATTTAACAAGATAGAGAATTCAACAGCACCATTGAAAAAGAGGTTGCGTGAACTCCAGGCGATGATTGCGCAGATGAATTTCGATGGAATGACAGACAATGATGTGTTTGTCAGAATGACCGCCAAGGCAGCAGAAATGAAAGACGCTTTGGGCGATGCCTCACAAGCAGTACGCCTCATGAGTTCGGACACCGCAAAACTCGACGCTACAATTGAAGCGATGCAAGGTCTTGCTGGCGTTGCTGGTGTAGCGACTGGTGCGATTGGTCTTTTGGGTACAGAGAATGAAGATTTACAACGCGCGATGCTGAAAGTTCAAAGCGCAATCGCTGTTATGAACGGCGTGCAACAGATAGCAAACGTGCTCAACAAAGACAGCATCTTAATGTTGAAGTTAAAAGATTTTTGGAGCAAGGCCACTGCCAAAGACATCGCCAAGCAAACTACCGCCACTATTGCAAACAACGCTGTGACAAAGGCATCAACCACCGCCACAAATCTCAACACAGTTGCCGAGATTGCCAACACCACCGCCACCAAAGGAAGCACAATCGCCCAAAACGCTTGGAATGTTGCCAAAGCAATCGGAAAGGCAATGTTTGGTGATTTTACTGGTTTATTGCTCGTAGGCGTTGGCGCACTCACAACTTATGCGCTTGCCACTTCACAGTCAACCGATGAACAAGAAAAGCAAACGCAATCAATCGGGAAGACAAAAGATGCAGTAAAAGAATTTGCCACCACCGTGGCGCAGAATTGCGGTAAACAAATTGCTCAATTAGAGACACTTACCACTCAATATTCCTCACTGCACACAGAGGTGGAGAAAAATGACTTCATCAACAAACACCGCAAAGAGATTGAGGGTGTAGTGGGCGCAACCGATAATTTGAGGGGTGCATGGGATAAAATTGTCAAAAATAAGGATAAAATTGTCAACGCCTTAACAGAAATTGCCATCGCCCACGGACATATGGCAAACATCGAGAAAATAGTCACCGCATACATTGAAAAACGCCAGCAGATGTTGAGCGGAAGCGTACATTATAAGAAATGGCAAAACACCGATATTGTGAGTGCTTCCACCGCTAAACAAATGGGATTAATCGAGGGCGTTGACTACAAAAAAGGTGGAATGAACTGGCAAGGAGAAAAGCACAATTTGTTAACCCCTGCTGGTGTGGAAAAGGCAAACGCGTTTGAAATCGTCAAATCTCGCAAGAATTTCCAAAAAGACCTCGATAAATTAGATAGGGATACAAGAGCGGAAATTCAAAGTGAGATTAACGAGATGACCAAACACCAAACAAAAGGTGAAAATCTGTTAAAGGGTACTGGTTATAATCTCAACGGCAGCACTCCAACATCTACATCATCTACACCGAGATACAACTCATACCGCGGTAATACGCCATCAACCTCAACCAACCAAACCAACCCAGTGGAAGATGTGCAGCGCAAGTTTTTAACAACAGTAAAAGGTTATCAAAAACAACTGGAAGATGAACAAATCGATGAGGAAGAATTCCGAGAGAAAAAGCGTGAGGCGTTTGTTAACTTGTACAACTCGTTGGTGAACTTGTACGCAGAGGGAAATGAGGGTGCAGGTGTTGCCATTACCGATGTACTTAATAAGATTCGACAACATGACACAGAGGATTTCAAGGCAGAACAAAAAGACTACCAAGATGAGGTAAAAGACCTTGAAAAATCACTTTTAGACGGAGAGATTTCCGATGCTGATTTTGATGCCACTATGAAAGACATCTTAAGCGATTACATCGATAATTTCAAGTGGTATGCGGAAAAATTAGGTGGAGAGGCAAAGGAATTTTTCGATGGCATCAGTATATTAGCAAAAAACTTTGATGTTAAGGTTAGCGTTAATGATATTATACAAAAACCATTTGAGAATCCATTCCCTGATACATTGGAGGAAGATTACAATTTCTTCAAAAAAAGCGATGCAGAGGAATATGCGGAATCGCTCAAAATCTTCGAGGCACAATATGCATCATATATCGAAAAACTGGAGAAATTACGGCAATTGCCACAGACGGAGGCAACAACACAAGCGATAGAAGAATTAAACGCCAAGATAGCATCAGTTAAAGAGAAATATGCCAATGTGAAAGAGTTGCAAAAGTCATTAGTTGATGAGAATAACAGAGTATCATTCATTAACTCAATGACAAATGATTACGGCACATTCAAAACGCAGATAGAGGGTATTCAAAATCTCATCAACGCATTGGGTGATAGCAATTTAACCACTTTAACCAAAATGGCGGACGGCATGGGTGCCATCGGCGCAGGCGCAATTGTTGCAGGACAAGCAATCAGTCAACTTGGTGCAAATTCAAAAATGGCAAAAGTTGGGTTAATCGCAAGTGCTATCGGTCAAATAATAGTTGGTTATTCTTTGGCGGTAAGTGATGCGGCCAAGAAGTTGGGGTGGTTCGGATGGATTGCGGCATCATTAAGCGGTTTGGGTATTGTCGCCAGCACTATATCACAATTAAAGGGTTATGAAAGCGGTGGTATCATTGACGGTACAAGTTATCACGGAGATAAACTGCTTGCAAGAGTGAACTCGAATGAAATGATTTTGAACCAACGCCAGCAGCACAATTTGTTCAGAATGCTCGACACAGCACAACCAAAGGCAAATGGCGTTACTGGTAATAATGTAACATTTACTATTCATGGAAGTGAGTTGGTAGGCGTTATAGACAACTACAACAACAAAATGAACTGGTAAAAGGGCAGATAAAAGGGCGTATAACACCACCCTCAACGCTACACAAAACAACATAAAACACTCAATAACAATGCTTTAAAAGGGCGTATAACAATGATATATAAGGGATATTTCAGAAATAAGGGCGACAATGATTTGTTCGAGGTAGAAATCACAACACCCGACACCATAACAACAACTGGCACAACAACAGGCGTAACTAGTGGCACAACAACACCGATGACACCAGCATCAGTTGACGCAGATGTTGACACAGACGCAGAGGGTAATATTATACCCCCTACAACTGCACTTCAACAGACTATCACACTCGGTGGCACGCCATTTACAACCTCAATGAGCAGTAATTCAACCATTTACGCACCTATCAAATACATAAAGGGCACAATTGAAATCGTTCATGACAAACTGCTCACAGACATTTATAACCCAACGGCCACAAAAGTAAAATGCAAGGTCAGCAAGGGAGATAAGGTTGTGTTTAGTGGTTTTGTCGCTCCGAGTGCGTATGACCAAGGTTATACAAAGCGTAGGGAGAGTATTAGCGTTGATGTTGTGGATGGGTTGAGTGTTTTGCAGTATATCCCCTACACAGCACCAACCAAGGAAATAAAATCATTTCGGGAGGTGATAGACAAAGTGCTATCTCAATGCAAATGTTATAAGACCTTTGCTGTATCGGATAATTTAAGGGTTAATGCCGATGATGTAGATGCGCCAATTTTGGATAACCTATATCTTTCTGAAGCACTCTTTTTTGATACAAAGACAGACAGCAAACAAACTGATAATGATGTTGCGTGGAAATGCTCGGAGGTGCTGGAAGAAATTTGCCGTTATCTCCAACTCACAGCAATTGCAGAGGGCGATACCGTCTATTTCCTCGACTATGACGCTATCAGACAAGGAAATAATAACTACTACACCTACACTATCGGGAGCGTTGATGACCCCTACTATAATGAATATCAGTACTTTAAAGAGATAACAGCATCGGACTATTCGGGCAATAACACCAAGTTATCGCTCGACAAGGTGTATAACAAAATTTCAGTTAAGGCAGAGTATAGCAAGGTATCTGACTTGTTGCCCGACCCTTTCGACAAAACGGACATCATCAACATAACGGCAAGAGATACAGCACTTGAAAATGAAACAGACTTCAAACACAAAGACAGTTATGGTGAACTTGTTGAAACAGTAGAAGACAGCAACTCAACTAATAACAAGATGCTTGCTTTCATAGGCAAGGTTTGGAATGAAGAAAAGAACCGCCCCAGTGAAAACGTGAACGCCGTTTTTGTCAAATACTATAAGAATCCTAAATGGAAGTTTTACCACTATCGATACAACAACACTACCAAGCAATTTGTCGAGACCTCTGAATATGACAACGCCTTAAATTATACTCAAACAAAGACATTGTTTGGCGCACAACTGGCAAAGTTCAGCGTTAACACTCTAAAGAGCGACAACCTCGGCAATGTAGATAGATTTGTTGAGGGAATTCAACAAGACAACGCAATCGATTATATGCTCCAAAAAGAGGGTGTAACAAGCGTATCACTTCAAAATTATATTGAGTTGCTTAGACCTCGAAATATCCCGATGGTGATTGGCAACTTTACAGCGGTTGACCTCACAGATGAAATTTGCAAGACCTTGCCTTTTTTTGAAACAGAACTCAACACATCAGACAGCGTGCTTTTCGGGGGTGATAACGCATATTTGATGATTAGTGGCACTTATCAATTTCATTCAGAAGAGAGCGGAGACAGAAATAAAACCTATCCAATCCCACAAGAAGATGGACAGGTTGACCCATCAAACGGCAAGTACCATTGTATCGACAATAACCAACTCTACTTATTCGCAAAATTACAGATAGGCAACCTCTACTGGAATGGCACGGATTGGGATAATAACGCTAATAACATTTTCCAAATTCATTTCTTCCCTACCACAGCAACAACAGATGAAAGACGCTATGATGCAATGCTTTGTAAATCATTTGAGATAAGAAACACCGTGTACTGGAGAACTGGCGTTACAGACAAAGGGTATCAAATCAAAATGCCATCAACCCACTTGCTCACTGGACATGCAAAATTAACCGTCTATTGTCCGCCAGCACCTCAATTTTGGAAAATGGCGGTGAATAATGCGCGGGTATTCCTAAAAGACTTTTCAATCAAAGCGGTATGCGGTGATAAGAGTTTTGAGGGGAGTGTGAATGATGATACCACATACACAATGCTCATTGATGATGCCAACATCGAGAAATTAACTGAAATAAAGGTTAAGGTCAACACATATGATGATAAGAACACTAACAAGAACAGCGTCAGCATACTTGCAGGCAACAACAACCAATTCCAATTTTTAGATAACATCTACAACAGCGCACTTGCAAATGATAAGGAAACCAAGGGCAAAGAGTTGAGAAATGAGCATTATATATGTTATCGCCATTGGAAGCAATACAACACCCAAAGAATTAAAATGAAAGTGCCACTCCGTAATGATTTGGAGGTATATGGCATCTATGCGTTTAGTTATTTCCAAGGAAAGAAGTTCATTGTCGATACTATCAACAGAGATTATAAAAATAATTCAAGCGTAGCAACCTTGATTGAAAAAGCATAATATGGAGTTTGTAAAGTATAATAGCAAGTCGGATAGCAGTAATAGCACCAGCACCTCAAATGGAGTTGTTGGTGGTATATTAGGCGTGGTTGGTGGTACAACTGGCGATGGTCATACGCACGCAAATTTGCAAGTGCTGGCAAGTATAACAGCGGAGCAATGGGCAAAGATAACGCAGTTGTTAAAGGTTATGAGCGTAGGAAACAACGGTGAGTTGCTGATAAATGGCGATGTAGTAGCAAGTGGTGAAATAACAGCGTATGGAAGTATAACACAGACAACAGCGGAGGTGTAGCAATGATTTCAATTTCACAAGTACAGAAGACATTAAACGCAGATACCACAAAGTTGAGCGAGTTATGTACATACAACACCATCAACAAATGGAGTTATAAAAAACCACTCGACATCAACAAAAACAAGATAGATGATGCCGACATATACAAAGCGGATTGCGGTTTTGATTTCAACAACATAACCACCACAAAGATAGCAGAAGTGATAACCAACGCTGGCAAATTCACATGGGCATACAAGCGCCCTACATGCTGTTATCGCTTGGGGGATTTTGATGGGTACAACCACAATGAGTTGCCGTGGTTTCAATGTGAATTTCAAAACGGCACTACAAGCATAACGCAATCAACGGCATACAACTTAACCATCTTGTTTAACGGTGATATGAGCAGGATAACACAACTATCAACCTTTAAGACATTGGACTTTTGCCTATTGCTGTGGGGTGCTGAAACAAAACTCTACAAGTGCGCAACAATGGTTGATATGATGGACTTAACTAAAGTAAGCATAACGGCAAACTTGCTATATCCTGGCAGTTATACAATAGTGCCAGTGTTAACAAACTCTACTACTGCATTAAACAACACATTTGTCAACATTGACAATACAGCACTCAACACTTACTATCAACTGGAAACAAATACATTGAGAGCAAATATAACAGCACCACCACAACCTCAACGCATCATCATTACCAACTTTGAAGTTATCTGTGAATTACAGCAAGGAGAATACATTATACACTCCATATCATTTGATGTTGATGGTGGAGATATAACACCGTGGTTTGAAATTACAGTCGGATATGGAGAGGTAAAGCAATATAGACCAAACGTGACAAGTGCCGATGGTGTATATCATCTAACGCAAGAGATAACAACAACTGATGCGATGTGTAAAATGTTCTACGTCGATACCGATGGCACGGAAAAGACTTATAATTTCAATTTGGATAAATGGATATAAAATGGGAAACAATATGAAAACATATAAATGGATGGACTTGGGCGTTAAAGATAAGGTCGCCTATTCAACAGCACTCGCCTCTTTTGTGCTTGGGTGGTTGCTCATTGGAGTTGCTTTTGTTGTCGCTCCGATTGGACAACTGGACGCATCGGTTATAAGCGTGTTTGGTATGGCGTTGGTTTATACAGCGAGCATTTTGGGAGTTAGTCTTTACTGGAGCGGCAAGTTCAATGACTTTTCACAGCGTGTACAGAATCAGATAGAAAAGCGTTAACGTGCTTGTGTTGAGTGCGTTAGGTGCTGGTATTTCGGGCGTTAAACCCTATGAGCGGAAAGTGTTAAGTGCTTGTGTGTCAAGTGTTTAGTGCGTATGATTAATAAAAGTGTAATTACTTGTGTATCAGATACTTATGTTTATAACGCTAAAGAATACCCCCCCCCGTATCTCATTGATACACAGATAGTTACCATACCGCACCTGACCTTTCTTTTCACGCACGGCACTTTTCGGGAGTTTTTTAGGCGTAAGGTATTTATTTTTTAACATTGTTTGTGTTTTTGGTCGGAGAGTGAATTTGCTTTCCGACCTTTTTTTTGTTAAACATTGTTAAGATGTGGTTTTATGTTGTGTTTTTTGAGTTAACCACAATCAGCCGTTTCCAACGGCTACAAGCCTCCAC